CAGTGTCAGTTTGAGATAAGAAATAATCTTTTACTTTTTGTTTTATTAATTCTTTTTTAAGAATATTTATTTTACATATTGTACTTGAACTAATATGATTTAACTCGCCACATTGTTTGCACACTTTTCTAACTATATCTTTTGGAATTTTTTCATGAAGTTCCAAAAGATAATTTGGTAATGGTTTTATTTCTTTTGATTGTTGAAATTCATTTATCTTTTCTAACAGTTCTGATTTTGTAAATCTACCTTTAATTTGAATACCAAGTTCTGCACACTGTTTTAACAAAGCATTTTTATCCATGAATGCATTAAACTTTAACTGAACAATTATATCAATTTATTTTTATAAAAATTGAAAAAGATTTAAATAACATATTATATTAATGTAATTTACAATGGACGATGAAAAAGATATTTTTGGCAAACTGCATCCATCTGATAAACAAAATGCAGATGGAATTTATAGACCTATAATTGGATTCATACGTAATGTATGTGATAATCGAGAAAATATAATATTAGAACATAAATCTTATAATAATTTCAGGACCGAAGGCTATGCAAGAAATCCTTATATAAAAATACAAGTTGTTCATGTATGCAAAATAGTAGGTATTGATTGTTATTCTATTTATTTTACAGTGTGTAATATGATTCAACCAGATAAGTATGGACATGGAAGATGGGAACTAGGCATGTGTACTGATTACATAAGAAATATACCGTACATGCCAAAATCAGTATTAGATATGATACTAACTATTCAATTACATAATGATGATATTCACAATGATTCTCATCAGTTTGCATGGATACATCCTACTGTTACTCTTGCTAAATTTAAAAAACAAATTGTTGACAAGTTGAATGAAGATCATACTTTCCATCAATTAAGTAAACTGAATATAGTTCAAGAAATACAAGAGTTGAAAACCGAAAATAAAAAATTTCAAAAAGAACGGGAATATCAATCCTCTGAATTATCTAGTATGCAACGTTCCATACACCAACTACAAGAAGACATGAAACAAGTTCTTGCAACAACTTCAAAAATACAAGAAGAAAATACACAACTTACCAAACTGTTACAAGAAAAAGAAAAAACAAAACAATCCACTACAATTCAAGAATCACAATGTTTATCTTTTACACAAGCAAACACAATTGGTCAAGCACTTATGGGAAATGATATTTTTAATTGTATGTAATTTAATTGTAAATCCAAATCTCAGTTGGAATCCAAACACCATTATTATATGGAATACCATTACCTGATACTATTTTTTCTACAATATCATTTTTGAAAATATTTTTATTTTGATTTGGAAAACGTATAGCAAATATATCTTTGGTTGGAGTTGTTTGAATATCATGAAGTAAAAAATCCATTTGTTGTTTTTTAGTTAATCCTCTACCAGATGCTTCAGTTAACCATGCCATTCTATGTTTATTATTATCCCATTCTATTGCATATTGTTTGTAATCTTCATTTGTTTTTTCTTTGAAATAACGAATAATAGTAATCATAATAATAAATTATATAATATCTGTAAATCAAAATTATAAAACTTATAGTTTCAAAAATTCACGAATAGAATAATCAAGCTCTTCATTTAATTTTTCTAAGAAAGTTTCATCCAAGTCTTTTAAAAATACATGAATATCTTTACATTTTCTAGATTGACGATTCAAATCATCCATAAACCCATCAATATACATTGGAACTTTGCTATTTGTATTTTCTTTAAATTCGATCCAGTTAGTAATACAATTCCGTATAAAATCTTTGGGTTCATATTTTTTACGGTATGTTTTATATAAATTGTACATTTCTTTATTTTGAAACACATAATGGTCGTACATGGATTTTAAAATAATTTCTTTGACTTGTAATTCATCTACTTCAATAGTTAAATAATAAGGTTCATTCAAATTGGTTGCAATAATACATACAGCTATTTGTTTTTTGTAATATTTTGCATAGTTGTCATTATTGTATTCATTTTGATGTTTTACAATAAACGTATCTATGATAGCTCGTGTTTTAAAATGGTTTACATTTAATTTATTTAATGATGGTATTACATAACACAAAATTACAGTTTGTTGATTATAACCAATAAAAGAACATTCGCTTTTTATAATAAACCGGCTTGTTTCATTTGCATCCATATATTTTAAACCATGGTCTGCATTCCAATCTGTATTTGGATACCGTTCCAACAGTTTATGTATAAGACAATCTACTTGCTTCATTTGTTCGTAATGTGAATTTAAATAATCAGAGAATGAATTTTGGTTATTATTATCAATAAAGGTGCGTTTACAACAACATGAATCATGTCCTTTAAAATGATGTTTAAAAGCATTTTCATATACATCTACAATGTTATATAATTCCATCATTGTAATTTTACTTTTATAATGTCGTTGTGTGATTTGGTTCATGTAATATAAAATAATATGTTCAAACGGACATAAAATGTTCTTTTTACATTGCATTCGTACATGATTCATATGCTGTTGAATAATAGTTAAATAATGTTTGTAGGTACGTTCGTTTATTTTTAATAAAGGAATGGTTAATTCTTGTTGCCAATTTCCAGTATCATCTTTGAACCCTTTATTTAATTTTAAACGAAAATTATATTCTTTCCAAGTTGTCCATAGTTGAACATTTGTTTTACATGAAATGTTTTTTTGTGTTTTAATTTGTTGTTTACCATTTTCATTTTCTAGTAAATCTCTAATTTTTTCTATTAAAATAGCATATCGAATGTTATGATGACTCATATCAATTACTTCTGTATTTATACTATTCTCTAAAAATTCTAACTGCATCAAATTATTAAACTCTTCACCATAGTGTGTGATTATGTCTTTTACTTTTATAATAGGTGTAATATATATTGTATTCACTTCAAATTCTTGGTTTGTTTTACTTAACCATGCATGAATCTGCTTACCAATTTCATCTTGTCTGTATATAACATATAAAGATTCTTTCATACGTGTTAGCGCAACATGAAGTAAACTATGATATTTGAGTGAATCAGATATACCACTGTATACTTTTAATCCACTTTCTGAAATATCAATAACAAATACTACTTCTCTACCATCTCCTTTGGAGGAATGGATAGATACCATACGAGTAGCATGTGTAGATTCATCCAAGTTAATAGAACTTCCTTCTTCGGATTTATGAAATACACAATAACGATAGTAATCATCTGTGTTATGATCTTTCCAAAAAGGAATGGTTTTGTAATATGGATCTTTGATTTGATCAATCCAAAATTCGTTGATTGCAATTTCCAACATATTTGCTAATGGATTATTTGAAACAAAGGGCAACACAATCAAAAAGTTTTCGGGAACATATTTGTGTTTATGTACTTCTTTGGCAAACTCGTGCATTATTTTATTTACAGTATCTTCAATGTCTATCCAATTTGAATTCAATTTAGCTAATATAGGAAACACTGCTTGATGTGTATCTTCGCATGCTTTATACGGAGTAATGGGAAGCAAACCGTATTTTTCAAATGGAATCATATGGTTTACGAAATCAACAAGTTGTGGATGAATGAATCGTCTGCATTCATTTTTAGGTTCTTCACAAATTGCATGGGGTTGAAATGTAGTGAATGCATTCAATTCATTCGAAATACTTTGTAACTTATCACCGACTACATATACGTCCATATTTGTTTTTTTCATGATTTCCATTACGGCATTGGCGTAGCATACGTTTAAATCTTGAGCTTCATCGATAATGTATAGGGTTTCAGCGTTTAATTTAGGGTTGATACTTGCATATTGAATTTTTCCACGAATGTCTGCATCCAAATGACCTTCAACAATAGATTGTGCAATTCCAGGAAACATATCAAATGTTTTTACTGTTTTATCTCCTACAGCATACATGAATGAATCAATAGTGGCAATGACAACTGAACACTCTGTTCCAATTGTATTGGTGTAATGAATAATAAATTTTTTATTTTTTTGTTGTATTTCACTAATATTTGTAAATCCCAAAACTGATTGTTGGTTTTGAAATTCATCTTTTAAAATAACTCGTGCCGAATGTTGTTTGGTTACGTAAATAAACTTAGTATAATGTCTAAACTCTTCTCGAGCAAGCATTTGAATAATTCCCCACGTTTTACCGTTTCCAGCTCCTTGTTGTTTTAAATAAATGGTATGTTGAATGGGAGTTTCAAAAATCATAGGTTCACTTTTAATAGAGTCAATCCACAACTGTTTATTAACTGGAATTACATGAACGGTCAATGATTTTACTGAATTTGGAGATATTTTATATACATTATCTTGTTTATTGATATAAATATATTCACAACTTAAAAAGGAATCTAATTTCCAACTGGAATCAAATGTTAATATATCTTCGTTAATATTCATGTTTGATCCATCAATCACCCATCGTACTTGTTTTTCGTGCAGTGCATAATCGTGATTTCGATTATCCACTTCTTCTTTGGTAATATCTGAATGTTGTATTTCTACTACAAGATTACCTTCTACGATATCGGCTCTACGAATTTTATGTTGACCTTCTTTTATTGGAAACCATATTTCAGTATGCATAAAATGACGTTGCCATTCTGCATGCCATTCAGTTACATTATTTTGTATATCAGACGCATGTACATGACGATAATACCATAAATTGTGTTCTCCTTGGCATCCGCATAATTCATGACCATGAATACAATAAGCAGTATCTTGTTTACAAAAATCTCGAATAGATGTTTCAACGCCGTTTACATAAGCGATGGATGTATTAAAATTATACGTTGTACAAGCCATAATACTATTTATAGTAAAATCTGTGTAAATTAATTTTATACAATACTTAAAGTTTTTTTAAGATATTATATAGCCTATGATCAAGATAACAAATAAAAAAGTTGTTGACTTTTATCAAGCTAATCCAAACATATCTGTCGATCATGTGAACTTGCTTCTAGTAGACATGATGGAAAAGATGGTACATGATTC